ATCCCAATTATGATTTGCGCCGCTTAGTCGGCAATTAGAAAGGAAATGTCATGCAGTTGACGTTTGGTAGTGGCGAGGTCTTCGCCGAAATGATTACGGATGCCTATGGCAACCGTGTGCAAAACGCAACGCCTGTGCGAATCATGGGCTTGCAAGAAATGTCTGTTGACTTGTCGGCAGAGTTGAAAGAGTTTTACGGCCAAAACCGCTTTGCGCTGGCTGTTGCTCAAGGTAAGGTCAAAGTTTCAGGCAAATTCAAAGGCGCTTTGATTAACGGCCTGACGTTGAACACCCTGTTCTTCGGCGCTGAGCTTGCGACCGGAACGATGAAAGCCCTGTTTGCTGATATCACTGGCAAAGCAGTGCCTGCTTCAGGCGCTTACACTGTTCAAGTGACTGCTCCAAATGGCGGCCGATTTGTTGAGGATGCTGGTGTAATGGGCGAGGATGGCGCGGCTTATATCAAAGTAACCAGCAACCCTGCGGCAGGTCAATACACGGTTTCTAATACCGGCCTTTACACATTCCACGAGAGCGCCAAAGGCAAAACGGTGTTTCCAAGCTTTACCTATACACAAACCATGCCGTCAGCCAAGAAAATTGAGCTGTCTAATATGGCGATGGGTAACACGCCGACCTTTAAACTGAAATACCTGACACAGTTTAAAGGTAAAAAAGCCTTATTGGAACTGGAAAGCGTAACCAGCGGCAAATTGGGCTTGTTCTCGACCAAAAACGATGATTTCTCGGTACCTGAAATTGACTTTACTGCCTCAACCGACGAAGCAGGCTTTAAAGTCGGTACGTTGTGGATTCAAGAGTGATAATGCAGGCCGTCTGAAAATGACGGCCTTTTTTCATTTACCCCAAAAAAGGAAAGAAAAATGACCGTACGAATTAAAGGCGTGACCGTTGAATTGAACGGCACTGAATATGTTATCCCTCCAATCGCTTTGGGCGCTTTGGAACAGTTGCAAAGCCGCATTGGCGCATTTGACGGCAATGTTCAAGACGCAAAACAGATTTCTACCGTTATCGATTGCGCCCATTCCGCGCTGAAACGCAACTATCCCGATATGACACGCGAAGAAGTGGCTGATTTGATTGATATTGGCAACATGAACGAAGTATTCGCCGCCGTGATGGATGTTTCCGGCTTGAAACGCAAAGAACAGGAAGCCGCACAAGCGGGGGAAGCTCAGGCGGCGGTTTAAGTTTCGGCGCGATGATTGCCCACGTCTGCGCCTCGACTGGGTGGACGTGGGATTACGTTGCCGACAACTTGGATTTGCCGCGAATCGGGCATTTAAATGACTATTGGCGTGAACATCCGCCTGTACATATCTTGGTAGCCTCATATATGGGCATTAAGCCGTCATCTAACCCTGTACAGAGCGAAACGGACGAGGCAGAGGTCATCGGTATGCTTGGTGGTGGCGAGCTGTCAGAAGACGAATTTAACGCATTACTGAAAGCGAAGGGGATTATTTGATATGAGCAATGCAGTTTTCCCAACGTTCCCCGGCTTAAAGTGGGGACGGAAAAGAACGGCTGTTTGGAGTACCAATATTCAAAAGTCAGCTTCAGGGCGTGAGATTCGTAGCGCTTATTACACTTACCCGCAATGGAGATTCTCGCTTTCGTTTGAATTGTTGAGAACAAAAGCCTCAATCAACGAACTTGAGAAGCTGGCAGGCTTTTTCAATGAACGCCGTGGCAGTTTTGACAGCTTCTTGTATGAAGACCCGACAGATAACAAGGTTACAGACCAGCTTATTGGGAATGTCGTTCAGGGCGTTACGAGATACCAGCTTGTGCGCAATTACGGCGGTTTTACCGAGCCTGTTTTAGCGGTCAAAGGCGTGCCGACGGTTAAAGTCGGCGGCGTTGCTTTGACACATGGCCGTGATTTCTCGGTAGACAGTAACGGCGTATTGGTTTTAAACACGCCGCAAACACCCGGCCTCCCTATTACATGGACAGGCGGTTTTTATTTTCGCGTCCGCTTTACATCTGATACGGTGGATTTCGAAAACTTCATCGGCCATCTGTGGAACGCGAAGAAAATCGAGTTTACGAGTTTGAAATTATGAAAAGTGCAAGCGCTGAATTAATGAATCTGCTTCATAACGAAGACAGGTTTTTGATGGCCGATTTGTTCACAATAACCTTAGCAAATGGGCAGGTATTACGTCATACGAATTTTGACAAACCTGTTACATGGCAGGGGAATCAATACGAGGCTTACAAGCTGATTATCAAACGCGGCGCGACAAGAACGGCGGTAGGGCTTGATGTTGATTCCAATACGTTGCAAATCGCCGCCGAGCCAAGTTATAGACTTGAGGGCTTGCAGTGGGCAGAGGCCGCGCTTGGTGGCGCTTTAGACGGTGCAAGGGTGGTTATTGAGCGTGTCTTTTTCCGCGATTTCCTTACACCAAATCCTGAGCCTGTTGGCACGGTCATTATCTTTTCCGGCCGCGTGTCGGATGTGTCGGGCAGTCGTTCGTCCGTCAAGGTCGATGTCAAATCGGATATTGAACTGCTGAACGTATCAAGCCCACGCAATATCTATCAGGCCGGCTGCATGAGAACGCTTTATGACGGTGGCTGTAAGGTCAACCGCGAGAAGTTCACGGTAAACGGTCGTGTAACCGCAAACAGCACAACCGGCACGGAACTGACTTGCAACCTAACACAGGCGAACGGTTGGTTTAATCAGGGTGTTATCAAGTTTACAAGCGGCCTTAATGCAGGGCTGACACGCACCGTCAAAGAACACAAAGACGGCACACTGTCTTTTGCCTTACGTTTACCACACCCCCCACGCGCTGGGGATGTATTTAAAATCTATCCGGGCTGCGACAAGCGACAAAGCACTTGTAAAGACAAGTTTGACAACATCGTGCATTTTCGCGGTTTCCCTTATATCCCTTCTGCTGACACGGTGGTTTAAATGAGGCCGTCTGAAATGGATTTAAGAAAACGGATTATCGAAGAGGCTTATTCGTGGCTTGGCACGCCGTACCATCATCAAGCGATGGTCAAAGGTGCTGGTGTAGATTGCGCGATGATTCTTGTCGCAATCTATCGGGAGGCTGGCTTACTGCCTGCTGATTTTGACCCACGTCCATATCCTCAAGACTGGCACTTACACCGAGACGAGGAGCGTTACCTTGGCTGGGTTTTAAAAGTCTGTCATGAGACCGATATGCCGAAACCGGGCGATGTTGTCGTCTGGAAGTTTGGGCGCACGTTTTCACATGGCGCGGTTTATGTGGGCGACAACAAGATTATTCACAGCTACATCGGGCGCGGTGTGGTTTTAGACGAATTGGATCAGGCTGAACTTTCAGGCCGTCCGATGAAGTTTTTTACTTTTGGAGCGAAGGAATGAATATCCAATTAACGGTTTACGGATTGGGCGGCGATTACCATCAATTACGGGCGGAACTTGACGAAATGAGGGAAGCAATGGCGATGGGCAAGCCTGTAAGACCGATTCAGCCTAAACCAGCCCCGGTAACACTAGCCCCGGCAACACCCCCGTCAAACAGTCCTAATCCGAAACCGACAAATTTAGTGCGAAGCCTGAATTTCTTCGGCGATTCTACAAACGCACGAATCGGGGAGCAGGCCATCGCCGTAGCGAAAAAAGACAATATCCCTGTCATTAACAACGCACAAGGCGGTAGTTTGGCCTCATACGCGCTGATGTCCATGAATGGCAGTCCTGTCGATATTGTTTTTGATGTCAGCACAATACCGGCGCGAGCTAATAGCGCAATGGTTGACGGCAAACTTGTGTATCACGAGGGAACGGTGCCGTTTAGTATGCACTCAACATTGGTTGTTATTGACGACAAAATCACGGCAGCAATTTCAGGCCAAACGCCTAACGTGAAAGTCATTCCGCGCGATGAATACGTGCAAAACGTTACGCCGGGCAAACGTTACCCTGTACGGCTGAAAAACAGCGGTGGAGCGGACGGCATTTGCGTGCTGGCTACGGCCAAGAATGATATTAACGGCGCAAATATCGGCAACTGGCAGACGGTTTTAGAGCGCGTGAAAATGTATGTCGAGAAGTGCATTAACCAAGTTCAGCCGCACGAATCGCCGCGTTTTATCGTTTTGCCGATTTGGGCAGACAATAAGCCGGGTTGGTCGAAAGAGGTTCATGGCTACCGCTGGCAACTGAAAGACCAGTTTAATAACTGGCTCAGAGAAAAATACGGCAACAACGTTTGGGATATTGAGGCATACATGACGTCCGATCAGATTTGGACTGATACCGGTATAACCCCGAACGAGGCCGACAAACAGGCGCAAAAAGACAAAGTAATGCCGTTGTCGCTGTCGCATGACGGCGGAGCGCATTTCTTGCCAGCGGTTGAAACAGTGATTGCCGGGAAAATCATTCAAAAAGCGAAAGATTTAGGCTATTTATAAATTAGAGGTTACTCATGGGCGGTAAGACTTCCACTATTTCAAATTCTGAACAACGGATTCTGTCCCTGCAGGTTCAGCAATCGTCTCAAGGCTTGACCCTGCCTGTTGTTTACGGTCGGGCGCGTGTTGCTGGCAATTTGATTTGGTACGGCGACTTTACCACTATTGAGACCAAAACAACGACCCGACAGGGTGGCAAGGGCGGCGGTGGCGTAAAGCAAGAGGATATTTCCTACACCTACGAAGCCGCTGTCATGATGGCCTTGTGTGAGGGCGAGATTAAGGGAATCGGGCGTATTTGGCGCGATAAAGAAAAGTTTGAATCGCTTTCACAATTGCGCCTGAATCTTGCGAAAGGCGGCGATGAACAGCCGACTTGGACGCATTTACAGCAGCCGAAACACCAAGCGCAGGCAATCAACTATTCCGGCACGGCGTACATTTACAGCCCAAATTATGAATTGACAAAATCAGCGCAGATTTACAGCCATAATTTTGAGGTTATCGGGAAAATGGGGTATTCGTCCTCAATTCCTGACGCAAATCCGAGCGAGATTATCCGCGATATGCTGACGAATCAGAACTACGGTTGCGGATTCCCTGCTGAGAACTTGGGCGATACAAGTGTTTACGGTGTTTATTGCCGCGCGGCAGGTATCTTTTTAAGCCCTGTTTACAGTGAGCAGACGGAGGCACAGCAAAACATTTCCGAACTGTTGGAACAGACCAATAGCGCGGCAGTGTTTTCTCAAGGCCGTCTGAAAATTGTCCCTTATGGCGACGTGAAGCTGTCAGGAAACGGCGCGGCCTATGTGCCAAACCTGACACCTGTTTACGACTTGACTGATGACGATTTTATCGTCTCAGGCGCGGAAGACCCTTTGAGGGTTGAGCGCAAAACCAACGCTGACGCCTACAACCAAATCCAAGTCGAGTATCTAGACCGTGCGAATGACTACAATATCGCCGTGGCTGAAGTAAAAGACCAAGCGAATATTGAGCAATACGGCCTACGCCCTAAAGATGCCGTGAAGATGCACGGAATCTGCGACGCTAAAGTCGCAAACCATGTAGCGCAACTGCTGTTACAGCGTGCCTTGTACGTTCGCAATGAATATGAGTTTAAGCTTGGTTGGAAATACTGCCTGCTTGAGCCAATGGACTTGGTAACGCTAACAGACGAGGGCTTGGGGCTTAATAAAACGCCTGTCCGAATCATTGAGATTGAGGAGGATGAAGAGGGCGTTTTGACCGTCAAGGCCGAAGATTTTCCGATGGGCGCAGCTACGGCTACGGCTTACCCAACACAACCGTCTTTAGGTTATTCCGCCGATTACAACAAGTCGCCCGGAAACGCCCATGCGCCTGTTGTTTTTGAAGCACCTTTACAATTAACTGGCGGCGAGCCTCAAATTTGGCTTGCAACCGCTGGCGGCGATATGTGGGGCGGTGCTGAAGTGTGGATTTCGACCGATGGCGATAGCTACACGCGAATCGGTGCGACCAACAAGAAAGCGCGTTTCGGCTCACTGTCTGCACCTTTGGCAAGCGGGGCAGTTTTTGACCGCGCCAATACCCTGAACGTTGAAATTTCTGCCGGACAAATGACAGGCGGAACGGAGCAAGACAGCCGCGATTTGCTGACCTTGTGTTACGTTGACGGCGAGTTTTTGGCCTACGAGACTGCCGAACTGAAAGGCGTGGGACGTTACACGCTGGGCAATCTGACACGCGGTGCGTATGGCTCAACCATCGATCGACACAATGCAGGTAGTCAGTTTGTGCGTATCGATGAAGCGATGTTCAAATACGCCGTCCCTGCGAACTGGGTAGGGCGCACGGTTTGGGTTAAGCTGGTTTCCTTTAACGTCTTTGGTAGTGGTGTGCAGGAGCTTGCAGAAGTTCCGGCCTATTCCTACACCATCAAGGGCGCACCACTTGGGCAAATTCAGAACTTACGCCTAACTTCATCTTGGGCATACGGTAAGGAAGCCGTTATTGCTTGGGATAAGCTGGGTGGTGCTGATACCTACGACGTAGAAGTCTATGCAGGTAATACGCAAAAACGACTGCGAAGCTTGAGCGGCATTGTTGACAACGGCTTTACCTACACGCAGGCCGACATGAAAGCTGACGGCGGCCAAGTGCGTGATGTTGTCTTTAAAGTTCGTGGACGTGCTGTTACCGGGAAGACAGGCAACTGGGCGCAAGTAGCCGCTCAAAATCCTCAACTCAAACCATTGCAAGGCATTGAGATTGACAGCGGTTTGCGTCAGGCGTTTTTCAAATGCGCTATGCCGTCTGAAGAGGATTTCGCAGGCATTGTTATTTGGGTATCTGAAAATCAGGCCGTCCCAACAACAGACGCGAATAAAGTTTACGATGGCGCGGAAACATTTGTTTCGATCACGAAATGCAACGGAAAGGATTTGCAACAGGGTAAGACCTATTATTTACGCGCCGCTGGTTATGACAGCTTTGGCAAAGACGGTATGCACGTCAGCAACAGCATTGCGTTTACCGTTACTGATGTGTCAGTCACGGATTTGGCAGAAAGCAATCTGAACAAGGCTTTGCGCGATAAAATCGCCTTGATTGACGGCAACGGTGCAGGCAGTGTGAATGAACGGCTTGCGAACGGAGCGCGTGAGATTAACCAATTATCAGCGAAACTCAATAACTTATCTGTCGGCGGTAGAAACCTAATCCGAGATTCCGCAACGCAAGTTCAAAATTCCGACTATTTAATCCGGTCATATCAAATGACGGATAATTCGTTACAAGAGGGCGAGCCGGTTACTGTAACGATTTGGGGGGATTTGGGCAGCGACCGTGAAGCGTTTTGGCCGTTCAACTCAAACGCTTGGAACTGGATAGGCACAATGAAGAAAGTGTCTGATGGAGTTTACCGACTGTCAGCAACATGGAAACGGTCGGAAAACAACCCGTCAAACGACCATTTATTGATTTTTTGCGGCCCGAATAGCGGTAGAACTGCCTCACGGATCGACCGTATTAAGCTGGAGCGTGGCACTGTTGCGACCGACTGGACACCTGCGCCGGAGGACGATAGCGGATTACAGGAGGTTCGCGGCACGGTGCAGGTCGTTCAGAGGGTTTTAGCCCAAGCAACAGGCGATATCAAATCTCTTGGCGAGCGTTTCACAACAGTGGAAAGCAAAGCTAACGGCAACACGTCAGCGGTGCAAGCCCATGCCAAAAGTATCAACGGCTTGGAGGCGCAATACACGGTCAAGGTTGACGTTAACGGCAAAGTGGCTGGCTACGGCTTGGCAACCACGCCTAAAAACGGAACGCCTGAAAGCAAGTTTATTGTGAACGCAGACCGCTTCGGCATTGGTGCGACTGGCAAGGCTGATATTTTCCCATTTACGGTCGATACACGGCAAAACCGTGTCGGCGTGAACGGCGAATTGGTGGTAAACGGTAAGGCGATTGTCGATAGATTGAACGCTGGGGATATTCACGGCGATAAAATCACGGCAAACACGCTGAACGCAAACCGCCTGAAAGCTGGAAGTGTTACGGCACGTGAAATGGCGGCTGGTAGTATTACGGCTGATAAGCTGAATGTGAATAACTTGTCTGCCATTTCTGCCAATATGGGCAACATTAACGGCGGCAGTTTGAATCTTGGTAATGGTCGGTTCACTGTTGATAATAATGGCAGAGTGTCAATATCTGCTGCGTCCGGTAATGTTGGGCTGAAGATGACGAATGATAAAATCCAGTTCTTTAACGAACGAGGGGTTCTTATTGTTGAGTTGTCAATGTAAGAAAGGCCGTCTAGGTTTTAGACGGCCTCTTTTATGGAGGTGGGATGAATGGCGGCAGGGTTGAAAGTCTATAACGAAGACGGAACATTGCGGGATAAGGTAGATTCTCGGTTTCCGCAATTATTAAAAATAATCAAACTCCCTACGTCCAGTAAAGGATGGAAAGGATATATTGAGGTTCCTGAATTAGCGAATATCCCTGATGGGTTTAAAGTATTTCACTTTATCACAATGTCAGATATTGATGGGACGGGGTGGCCTGAAATTAGAATTGATGGCATAAAAGTTCATTATTCATACGAATTTTATAATAGTCCTGGGATTGGGTGGATTTATGGCGATAATGCGATCGGAGCGAGTAATGAAAAAGGGGATTATATTAATTTAGTTCTAGGGATTTGCCCTTATGTTTAAGATATTTAATGCAAACGGCGGCGCCCCATTAGTTACGATAAGCAATCAATACCAAAATTTTCATTTAAGAAAGTCAGGTTTACTATACGACAAAGATTTTTTGAAAAATGGGGATAGTAAAAGAACTTTTATTGATACTAGGGGGATGAATTATCCTGTAATCGTATTGAAACCAAGAGGATACGATTATAACAGTAAGGTAACTGCGCTGCCCATAACTGAAAAATCAGTACATCAGGGTACGGATAGAGGGTTCAATATCTATATTTGGCACAATTTCACGTTAATAGACCCTATCGAATATTATATTTTTGATATATGGCAACCGCCTGAACGTGGGGCGGGGTTGAAATTATGGAATGATAAAGGGGAATTGGTTTACCATTCAGCCTGGTATAGGCTAAAACTTGTATCGTTTCATGAATTGTCTTACGACCAATCCCCTGATTTGAAAAAAGACTATAAGGTTGATATAAGTGCTTATCGGAAATATTCTGATAATTTAGGAGTTTTTATTCCTTATGTTAGACGCGCTATGCTTCATCTTTACAATAGTGATGTATATGTGCCGGGAGGGTTTACTACTGATTACGCGGCTGAATTGGCTGAAGGATTCTTTTTCCGTGATGAAAACACGGTACAACATGCCTTAGTTAATTTAGGTAGTGGTAATGGTTGGTGGCAATCTATGAGTGGATGGACAACGCCCGGCAGCACTTATATTTTTATGGTTGACTTAGACGGTATCCCATTGGGTTACGGAAATTAAATATTGAAATTATTTTGCCCGCATTTGCGGGTTTTTTAATGCCTATTGAAAGGAAAATCATGGCAAAACAAGTAATCGCAATCAAACATGAAATTGAAGACGAAAGCACCGGCGCAGTGGCGAACTATCATGTAATCGAATATGTAGGTATCGATTACAAGTACAACAATGTTACGGCAACGATGAACGGCTATGTATCTAAAAAGGCATACGAAGCAGGCCGCAATCCGCTGTGTTCCCATTCTGTTACCGTGAACGGCTTACCTGACGGCGCGGAAGTATCACGCGCTTGGCTGTACGGCAAAGCTGTTGAGCAGGGAAATGAACAAAGCGTCTTTTCCGGTGCTGAACTGATTGAAGCGTAAGTAAATTGAAAACACGCCCGTGATGATTCACGGGCTTTTTTATGGGCGGTCGTATGAGCGATTTAGAAGCAAAAATCAAAATAACCGTCGAAAACGGCACGGCGGCAGGGTTTAACCAAGCGGCAAACTCTGCGGAATCGGCTTCAAAGGCCATTGAAAACGCTATTGGTAACGTCAAAGCGCGATTGAAAACGCATTTTGACGATATGAAAAAGTCGATGGAGCAGGCGTTTCACGTTAACCCATCAACTTTTAAAACGCTTGGCGATGCACAAGAGGGGATGTTTAACAAAATCTCTTCTTCGGCGCGGAAAGTGTACGAAGAAACGCGTACGCCGATGGAGCAGTTTAAGGCGAAGCTGGCAGAAGTTAATCAGTTGTTGAATCTTGGCGCGATTGACGTAGAAACATATGAGCGCAAGGTTCAGCAATTGAACAGCGAGCTTGAGCAGACAGACGGCAAGGCTTCGGCGGCCGCCGGGGGGGTGGGGAAAATTGGGGCAGTTTTGGCAGGATTTGCCTCACTGTCATTTGCTAAGTCCATGCTTGATACTGCCGATGCCATGCAGTCAATCAACGCACAAGTCAGACAGGTTGTATCGTCTGAAAGCGAGTATTTGGCAATACAACGTCAGTTATTGGATGTGGCAAACAATACGCGCGCCTCATTGGAATCAACGGCGAATCTGTACGTTTCCACAAGCCGCGCCTTGAAAGACTACGGCTACACGCAACAGGAGATTTTGACCTTTACCGAGGCGACCAATAACGCGATGGCTATCGGCGGCGTACAGGCGCAACAACAGGCCGCCGCGCTTATGCAGTTGTCGCAGGCTTTGGGTAGCGGCGTATTGCAGGGCGATGAATTTAAATCCATTGCTGAAGCCGCACCGATTCTGCTTGATACGATTGCAGAATATATGGGCAAATCACGCGCCGAGATTAAAAAGCTGGGCAGTGAAGGGCAATTGACGGCGGATGTGATTTTTAAAGCCATATCCGGCGCGTCTGAGAAATTCGGCGAGCAGGCGGCCAAAATGCCTATGACGATGGGTCAGGCTTTGACGGTATTTTCAAATAACTGGCAAAGCATGGTTTCCAAGCTGCTGAACGACAGCGGCGCAATGTCGGTGATCGCCGCTGTTATTAAACTGATTGCCGACAACCTGAATTTAGTTGTCCCCATTGTTGCAGGTTTTGCGGTTGCTGTTGCTGCCGCTGTTGTACCAACGCTAGCCTTAAATGCGGCTTTGCTGGTAAATCCGTTCGGGATTGTGGCTGTTGCAATCGGCGCGGTCATCGGCCTTATCGCCCAATTCGGCGATGAAATAGACGTTTTCGGGGACGGCTGGTCGAATCTTTCTGATGTGATTCAGGCAGTATGGCAAGTCATCACGGAAACTATCGGCGAGGCTGTCGATACCGTTAAATCATGGTTCGGCGAGTTGACGGCATGGGTTGACGAGAATGTCGGCGGATGGTCGGCGGTATTTGAGCGCGTGATGGGCTTAATCTCAAGCACCATTGGGGCGTATGTCAACGTCTATATCAACACCTTCGCGACTGGCTGGATGTTGATTAAAGAAGCCGCCAACAATATGCCGCAATTCTTTGCCAATCTTGGCAAGGCTATTGGCAACGTGTTTATTTCCGCGATTGAGTGGATGGTAAACAAAGCAGTCGGCATGATTAACAGCATGATTGATTATGCCAATAAAGCCGCGTCTATGGTTGGCGTTTCGGGCATTGAAAAGCTGAACAACGTCCAAATGGGACGAATGAATGACGGCGGGCTTGGCGGTCGTATTGCAGACAGCATGACGAAAGACCGCGCCGGAGCAATGGCAAATGCCATCAAAGAACGCGCGGCCAATATCCACGAAGCCAAAGCCATGCGCGGCGGTGGCGGTGGCGGCGGAGGTTCTGCCAAAGCTCACGCTCCTACAGGCGGTGGTGGTGGCGGTGGTTCAGGTCGTAAAGGTAGCGGCGGACGTAAAGGCGGCGGAAAGGGTCATGCAGGCGGCTCAGGAGCGGCTCAAGACCCAATGCAAGGCTGGGAAGAGGAAATCAAAGCCCAAAAACTTGCACACCGTGAAATGCAGCGCGAAACGCTCACGCACCAAGAATGGGATTTAGCGCGTGAGGCTGCCTACTGGCGCGAGAAACTGGCAACGGTTGATGCTGGCAGTAAAACAGGCTTGAAACTGCGTGAAAAAATCCTGACCCTTGAAGACCAGTTATCGAAGCAGTCAACTGAAGCGAAAATGAACCAGGTGGCTGAATGGGAGAAACTGGACAAGCACAAGCTTGAAATGGAGAAGGATGCAGCCGACCAAGCACTGTCTGAAGGCCGTATCTCGCAACTCGAACGCCTTGATTTGGAAATCGAGTTTGAAAATCGCCGTTATCAAATTGCCTATGATGCGTTGCAAGAACGGATTGCACTTGCTGAACAAGACCCGACTTATAGTCAGACGGCCATTGATAAGCTTAAAGCACAGATGGCGGAACTTGGGCAAGGTCATGAACGGACACAGTCGAAGAACGAGGGTAAACGCGAAGGCCAACGCCGCAAAGATGCGCCGAACGTCATGGAAATGCTTCAAGACGGCGGACAGAACGTTTGGCAAGAAGCACAGCAGCAGATGGGACAGGCTTTTTCAGCCATGCTCACGCGTACGCAGAATTTCCGCACGGCCATGAATAACTTTTTCAAGAGTATGGGGCAAACCTTTATTCGGGAAATGGTTACAAAGCCGCTGGCAGGTATGATGCAGCGCATGGTTCAGGAATCAGCGATTTACAAGATGATTTTCGGGACTAAGGAAACACTGGAAACAGCAGCGGCGGCTAAGACGGCTGCAACCAAAGCGACTGAGACTACATCTGTCGTTACTGCCAACGCAACACAGGCGGCGTCGGGCGCGGCGGCTTCGCAAGCCTCTATCCCTTATGTTGGCCCGATTCTTGCAGTCGCAGCAATGGCCGCGATTATGGCAGCCGTGATGGGCTTGATGGGCGGCGGCGGTGGTTCTCAAACAACCACGACCACGACACGGATTCCATCGGCGGCAGGTGGTTGGGATATCCCGGCAGGCATCAACCCTCTCACTCAGTTGCACGAAAATGAGATGGTTTTGCCTGCTGAACACGCTCAAACAATCCGCGAAATGGCAGGCCAATCAGGCGGCGACGACAGCACGATTATCATCAACTCGACAGGCGGCGATTTTATCCACAAAAAGGATTTGGCAAAGCTTTTGAAACAGATGAAACGTGATTTCAAATTTGTTTAACGGTCAGGCCGTCTGAATGGTTTAGGCGGCTTTTTTGTAAACCCTGAAAGGGGGAATTATGATTAAAATCAAAGCGGAAATACCGATTATAAACATCGAGATACCGCGCGGAAACGCACGACGTTTCGAGGTAACGGTAACGGCGGACGGTAAGCCGTTTGATTTATCGACCGCTAATTTGAAAATGATGGTCGTGCCTAACACTGGGGAAAAGTTCGATGCTACGGCGAATATCCAAGTGGCTGAAAACGTCCTAACGTTGGTGTTTCCGCCTGAATTTTCCAAAAATGCGAAATGGCGACGTGCCAAGTACGACATTCTGAATGTATCGACACGGCACACGCTGATTCGTGGCGAAATTTGCTTACTGGAGGTGGTAACACTATGACGGAATATATATTTACTCTATCGGACAAAACGCCGTCCATTGAGATTGACGTTAAGGAAACCGCCATTGCTCAAGGTGCAGGGAAAGATTTGTATGACCGCGCCAAAATGGAGCTTGGCTTTACTGGCACTTTTGAGGAGTTTCTCACCAAGTTCAAGGGCGAGCGAGGCGAGAAAGGCGAAGATGGCGCGACAGGTCCAATAGGTCCAATAGGTCCAACTGGTGAGCGAGGAGCAGACGGTTTGCCTGGTGCGAAAGGCGATACTGGACCAAGAGGCGCGGACGGCTTACCAGGCGAGCGAGGCGAACGAGGTATAGACGGCGTTGCTGGTCCTAAAGGTGATAAAGGAGATACTGGCTTACCCGGCCCTAAAGGTGCAGATGGTTTGCCCGGTCCAAAAGGCGATGCAGGCGAGCGTGGACCGATAGGACCACAAGGCCAGCAAGGTGAACGAGGGCAAGACGGACAAAGGGGCGAGCGAGGGGAACAAGGCCCAATCGGACCTGCTGGACCGCAAGGACCTATTGGGTTAACTGGTCCAAAAGGAGCAGATGGCCGTGACGGCGTAGGTATCCCGCAAAAACTGACCTTATCCGGAAACACACTCACTCTGTCAGATGGTGGAGGAAGTGTAACGCTACCAAGTCAATCAGCTACAAACGCACCTGCCAATGAGTATGAAATTCACGGCACTGGTATGCCTAACGGAAAGGTTACTGCACCAGTCGGGACAACCTATGTGGACACAGCAGCCACAAACGGCGCGCAGAAGTGGATAAAACGAACCGGAACGAATAACCAAGGATGGGAAGTCTTGACTGGTGATACTGGCTGGCGAACGCTTACCATTGCTTCAAAATTGGGGGCGTCATATCTAAAAGTTAGACGCAAAAACGATACTGTTATGTATCAATTCGGCGGTTTAAGCTGGGGCTGGTTCGGTATCGTGCGACGTGGTGGGCCAGGGTATTCTATTCAGCTGGCTGACAGAGAGCGGAACGTTTTTATTTTAGGTTTACACCAAGTTCCGCAAGGGTTTAGGTCAGAATTTAGCCTAATTGGCGGTATCCACAACGACAAGGGCACGCCGTACGGAACATGGTATTTAGGTGGGCCAGGCGATGGCAATATGCTACGTTTCCAGTTTACTGACCCTGTTCCTACTGACCGAGACATTGGGGATATTCGGGTAAGTTCTATCATGTACCTTACCAACGACCCATGGCCTACTAGTTTGCCATAATTTTGATGGCTTTTTTTCGTAAACGGACTTTTTGATAATTTTGTCAAAAAGTCCTTTTTCTTTGGAGATTTGAAATGAGTAACTCATTGAAATGGGTTAAATATGTTTTGGAATGGCGTTTTCTGCCTGTACGTTTTCAAAAGTGGCTGTTTGGCACTGGTACGCGCGTGGTCGAGTTTGCCAGTGGGTTGTCGATGATTGGTTATGCCGCCGTTTTCGCGTTTTCGCCTGTGGACATTTATAACTGGCCTATCTATTACAAATTCAAATCGATACCTGAATCTATCCTGATTCCAGTTTTCGGCGGTATCGGCTTGTTACAGTTGGCGGCGATGTACTGGCAGACGTATCGCGGGAACGTCTTTTCAGGCTATTTATTGCTGGTGTCGGCGTTTATTTGGTATCTGACGGCGCAGGCGTTTTGGGGAGCGTTTCCTCCTGCTCACACGGGCATGGTTATTCCGCCGATTCTGTCATTCTTGTGCCTTTTGGCTGGGAACAACTCACTTAAATTTTTATTTTCGGGCAGAAAACTGAAAGACGGCCTAAAGGGGGAATAATGGATTTTTTCCAATTTGGCTACCTGTTTGCCATAGGGGGCGGTATTGTCGGCAGCGCGTGGTCGAGTATTAAAGACCACGACAAAATCGTATCAAGTTTGTTCGAGGCGGTTGTATCGGCAGTGGCAGCGGCGGCGGTAGTGGAACGGTTTTTGATGGTAAATCAGGTATGGACTTGCGCTATTGCCGGCGCGTTTGTCGGAATTTTGACAGGCCACGCGATGGATACCGTGAAAACCCTTGCCCCGGGAATGATGAAGAAGTGGGCGAAGAAAACGGCTGACAAATTTATCGATAAAGAGTAACGACAGGTCGTCTGAAATCAGACGGCCTTTTTTAATGGAGAAGTAAAAATGCAAATCACTGAGCACTTTAGTTTAAAAGAATTGACACGCAGCGAATCTGCACGCCGTGCCGGTATTGAGAACAAGCCATCATCTGCCGAAATGGACAACATCTATTACACGGCGCAACAGCTTGAGAAAATCCGCGCCTATGTTGGCCGCGGAATCATCGTTACAAGCTGTTTCCGCAGTGAGCGCGTGAACAAGCTGGTAGGCGGTAGTCCAACGTCCGCCCATCGTTTCGGCTTGGCGGCTGACTGTGACGCAGTGGGCTTGACCTCTTTGGCATTTGCGAAACTTTTAATCAAAATGCGGGACGAGGGCAAACTGACCTTTGACCAGTTGATTCTTGAGTTTCCTGAACGTGGTGATGGCGCATGGGTGCATGTAGGTTTCCGCCGTAACAGCCCAATGCGTAACCAAATCATGACAGCGACCAAGAAAGGCGGCAAGACTGTCTATTTGCCTGGCTTGCACGTTTAAGGAGTAGCCATGAATCCTGTCGAATTTCTGAAAGCGCGTATCGCCGAATGGGAAGCCAAAAGCAAAGAAGCGAGCGAAAACGCCGACTTTAAAGCATTTGAGTTTGCCCAAAGCGAATTGAAAAACTACAAAGCGATGTTGAAAACTTATGAACAGCCTGCTACTTAAAAACTGGAAACTGATTCTTATCGCGGCTTGTTTCGTGCTGGTTGTGGGCGCGTGGCAATACGACCACGCCGCCCAATACAAGCGCGGACGTGATTCAATGGCGGCTGAAATTTCAAGCCGTCTGAAAGATTCCGCGATTGAAAAAGCTAAGTCCGATCAGGTTATTTCTGAAAAGTATCAGTCAGAAAAAGCCGTGCGTGAAGAAAAGGAGCGCGTGAGATATGTTCAAGTGCAAAAGATTGTTGAAAAGCCTGTGTTTCGTAACGTCTGCGTTGATTCTGATGGGCTGTCAGTCATCAACGCCGCCATTGCCGACGGTAATTAAACCGCCGGCCGACCTTGTGCAGCCATGCCCGAACCTGCCTAAACTTGAGGGCGGTACCGGCGCGGACGTGTTGCCGTGGTCGTTGCAAGTCATCGGCTTGTATAATGATTGCAAATCGCGCCACAAGGCGTTATCTGATACGTTCAAGTAAACAAAGGCCCGCCGGGGTTAGAACGCCCTTTCTCCTTTTATCTCCTCAATAT